ATAAATATACTAATTTTTTTATGTTTTGACAAATTCTTTTATAATTGTTATAATTAAAAAAAATAAACCTCTTACATATGAAAAATGAAGAAAGGAAAAACATCAAAATTAAACATTTTTGATGATGCAAAATGTCAGTATGGAACAGTCGATTCCAAAAATTTCAAATCAATTTATTTAATTTTACAAACATGGGTCGAACCAAAAGATGATTACAGTAATTGGACATCAATTACAGGTAGTATAAAAAGACAAATTCTACACACACTATTAGAAGTTGTTGACCACAAAATTTTTGAAAAGAAGTGTATAGTTGACTTAGATTTAAGAACAAGTGGGTTACAAAAAAACAAAAAAAGTTTTTTGAATTTAGAAATTACATTGTTTATTCACAACCAATCATACGATTTCAAATCAATTCTTTTAAGGTCAAAAATAAAAAATATTTTCCAATCAATATATGTGGATGACTTAAAAAATTCACTTTATTTCACATTAAGTAAAACTAAATCAGCACAAATAGAAGAAATATAATATTTATCAATAAAAATATTATGAAAATTTTAGGACCAAAAGACACGGGTAAAGGGATTCTAGTTGAATGGGATGCTGGTATTATAAATCCAAATGAACCAAGAAACCAAAATTTGATTAGAGAATCTTATGGTCAGTTAGACCATTCTAAACCGTTTGTTTTTTACGCAACACTTCAAAAATGGGGAGTTCCAAATAGAAACGGTAGAGTATATCCTGAAAAAATATTAAAAAGAGAAGCTGAAAAATATCAAGATGTTATTAAAAAAGGAATGTCAATTTCTGAATTAAACCACCCTGAATCTTCTTTAGTAGATTTAGATAGGGTTTCTCATATTATAACTGAAACATGGTGGGAAGGAAATGTATTGATGGGGAAAATTAAATTATTAACAAGTCCCGGTTTTCACGAAAGAGGAATTGTAACATCTAAGGGTGATGTTGCTGCGAATCTTATGAGACAAGGAGTCACTATGGGAGTATCTTCTCGTGGGGTCGGGTCTTTAGTAAAAAAAGGAGACCAAAATGAGGTACAGGAGGATTTTGAATTAATTTGTTTTGACCTTGTATCATCACCATCTACACCAGGAGCTTATCTTTATTTGAATGCTGAAGATAGACCAAGATATGAAGAAAAATTGGCAGAACATGATAACGCTTCAGTTAGTGATAGTGGGTTAGAAAAATCTGTTGACTTAATGAAAAGATTGTCCGATTATTTAGGAAAGTAAAAAAATTAAATTATGGACGAAAAGTATTTTGTAGCAAAAATCACAACTGATATGGTTGATGACAACACAGGTAAAATTAAAAAAATGAGAGAAGAAAAATTGGTTAAAGGTTTTTCACCAACAGACGTTGAAGCTAAAGTAACTAAAGCTTATGAAAGTTACTCAATGGATTGGAGAATCACCGCAATCGTTGAAAGTAAAATTGACGAAGTTATTGAATAAAAAAATTCTTAACATTTTTATAAAGGTCCCCAAAAGGGACCTTTTTTATTTTTTAACGGTTTTTCATATAAAAAACAAACTTTTTGGAATATAGATATATTTATTATAAAAATAAACGCAAAATTATATGCTTTTTTAAATGAGTAACAGAAAATCAGAATCGTTAGTAGAGGAGGCTTTATTACAAATGAAGACCATCGAAGAGGCGATTAGTGAAAATGCAAAAGGAATACTTGCTTCAACCATGAAACAAGAAATCGGCGAATTAGTAAGGGAATCTATAATGGGTTCTAAAAAATCCTTAAAAGAACAGGCACAAGGTGGTGAACAACCACAACCACAAGGTTCAGAAGAAGAAGGAGAAGAAGTAGAAGTATCAGGTGAAGAGGAAGTGGAATCACTACCAGCACCAAGTACTGATAATGGTATGGAAGGAGCTCCTGAAGGCCCAACTGAAGAACTACCTCCACTTGATATGACAAAATCACCAATGTCCGACGTTATGAAAGTTTTCAAAGCGATGGGAGATGAAGATGGTTTTATCATTCAAAAAGATGGTAATTATGTTCACTTGAAAGACGGTAAAGCAAATACCGAATATCTAATCAGTATGGAAGTTGACGAACCTGAAATGCCAACAGAACAACCTGTCGAAAACATGGCTGAAAATACAACATATGAGTTGGTTTTTGAAGACGATTCGATGGCGAATGAAATGGACTATAACGAAGACATGAACATGGATGAAATGTATATGGATGAAATGGACTATAACGAAGGTATGGGTCATATGAACATGGATGAAATGTATATGGATGAAATGGACTATAACGAAGATATGGGTCATATGAACATGGATGAAATGTATATGGATGAAATGGACTATAACGAAGATATGGGCATGGATGAAGAAGTTTATGAAATCGACCAAGAATCACTTGAAAATGTTGTTGAAGCGTTTAAAGCGAAAGGTAAAATTGGAAAACTTAAAACCAATATTTATCCTTCAAAATTAAAACACGGTGTTACTGAAACAGACGAAGATGAAATTTCAGACGGATGGATGGATGAAGAGGAAGATGATGACGTTGAAGCAACTGAAGCCGCTAGAACTTATGGAAATGGTTCTAAAAAAGGTAGAGGTTTAAGAAAGGGAATCACTCCAAACAGAAATTTAACGTTTGAATCTCGTGAATTGGAATCTTTAAGAGAAAAAAATGAAGAGTATAGAAAAGCATTAGACTTTTTTAGAAATAAATTAAATGAAGTTGCAATTTTCAATTCTAATTTGGCTTACGCTACTAGATTGTTTACAGAACACTCAACAACAAAACAAGAAAAAATCAACATCTTAAGAAGATTTGACACTGTTGAATCTTTGAAAGAATCAAAATCACTTTACAGAACAATCAAAGAAGAAATTGGTGAATCACCAAACTCTATGATGAACGAATCTATTGCACAAAAAGTTGTTAAAACTCCAAGTAATGGTTCATCATCAAACTTGATTGAATCTAAAGCTTACGAAAATCCTCAATTTATGAGAATGAAGGATTTAATGAACAAAATAAAATAAAAAATAAAAATAAACTCTAAAAAAAATTAAAAAAATGGGAGCATTATTAGAATCAGGTCTTGTTGGTAACATCGGGTTAAAACACCTTAAAGTTATCAAAGAAGATACAATTAACAAATGGGATAGATTAGGATTCCTAGACGGTCTTAAAGGACACATCAAAGAGAACATGGCACAGTTATATGAAAACCAAGCGTCTCACCTAATTAACGAAGCTGCGTCTTCAGATAGTTCAGGTTCTTTCGAAACTGTAGTTTTCCCTATCGTTAGACGTGTATTCTCTAAATTATTGGCTAATGATTTAGTATCGGTACAAGCAATGAACTTACCTATCGGTAAATTGTTCTACTTTATCCCTAAAATCCAAGGATATTCTGGTGGTGTTATTACAAACACTGTAGGAGTTGTTTCAGGTGACCATTATGCGCCTATTGGTTCGCCAAGTAACCCGTCCACTAACACACAAGCTGGATACTCAACAGGAACTGGTGACTACAATTCAACGTACCAAAAAAATCTTTATGATTTATTTTATGAAGGAGCAGAACCAGGATTAAATCCAGCAGGTTTGTTTGATTACTCAAAAGGTCAATTTGTGACTGTTACTGGTAGTACACCTACAGTTGCTTGGTCTGGCGGAGCATTAGTTGCTTCAGCTTACACTACAAACACTAACTTAGAATACAGAAAAATCTTAGTTGCTTTATCTGGATTTACAAATGCTGGTCTTGGAAAACTTATTGGTCCTGATGGTCAAGAAATTGATACAGAATCTTTTTTATCTAATCTTGTACTTTATACTGCCGACTCTACAGCGGCTTCAAACCTTGGTACATCTACTTTCACACCACTACTTTATAGAGTTGTTACTCAAAAGTACGGTCAAGGAATTGTAGGACCTACTTCAACTTTAACACAAGCACCTTTCGGAAGTGGTTTTGCAAGTAACTCAGCAGGTAATGGTGGTTACTATGACAACGTTTGTTCTCAAACAGGATTTATCTACTTAGAAATCGACGCACAAGTACCTGTATGTGTTTCTTGTTCTAACGCAGCTACAATCGACGGATATTCAGGAGCAACTTTAACTGCATCTTCTTGGTCAGGAACTCAAGGTAACACAATTATTAAAGCGGCTTGGAGACGTTACAAAGAATTAGAATTTGAAGACCAAATTGGTGAGGTTTCTTTTGACCTTGAGTCAGTAACTGTATCTGTTACAGAAAGAAAACTAAGAGCTCAATGGTCTCCTGAATTAGCACAAGACGTTTCTGCATTCCATAACATTGATGCTGAAGCTGAATTAACAGCTTTATTATCTGAGCAAGTGGCAGCAGAAATTGACCGTGAAATTTTACGTGACTTACGTAAAGGTGCGGCTTGGACATTACGTTGGGATTACAACGGATGGAAAAGAGGTACTGCGGCTAACCCATTAACTCAATACACTC